ACCCTTTTCAACGTTTCTTTTAGTTTTTGCCTAAAAACATTATTAACTACTCCGGCAACGTCTTTAGATTCTAATGCATCATCATCAATCTCAATGACTTCATCGGAATTGGTTTTATCATCGTTAGGGGAAAGTAACGAATCATCAATTTCAATTTCATCATCGTCTTTTGATTTTGAATCATCAGAATCATCATCCAGATCTTCATCCTTATTATCATCTATTTGCGAATCCAAATCAACATCTTTTTCACTAATTAGTTTTTTAATACTGTCCAATTCAACCAATATTTTACCAAAAACTTCATCAAAAGCTAAAGCAAGACCTTCGGTAAGTTTTTCCATTTTTTCAGAAATGATCTCCTCAATCTTATTTAATAATTCATCATCAGTATTATAAATTTCAGGAGATGTTTCTCCATCAGAAGCAACATCTTCAGAAGTCATAACTTTAATTGGACTATCAAAATGAGGAACTTCTTTTTCAACTTCTTTTTCTTCAATTTTAAAATCTTGTTTATCTTTAATCCATTTCCAATCATAATAATGAAATTTATAAGTATTATCAGTATTATCCTTAATCCATCCCTTTACATCTCCAGTATTATAAATTTCAGGATCAAAGTAAAAACCAACAGGTATCGGATCTCCAGTAAAAGATCCATCAGAACCGATTGAAGAAATTGAATTAGCATAGACCGCTTGAACTCCAGGGCAATCAGGATGAAAATCTTTTATTTCAGGGTTAACAAACTCTGCCAATTCCTCACGCACCGGATAAAACAAACCACCTTCAGTTTGAGCAAACTTTATAGGAAATCCCATTTGAAGCATATTTTGAAATTTAACATCACCATGAACAGACACAGTAGCATTAGGATTAGCAGGAATTGTTACTGCTGAGATCTCAAGCAATTCTTGCTTTGTAAATTCCATTCCTCCACCCCACTTGTCTTCTTCATCTCTCCAAACAAATTCAAGTCCTCTGAATCCAACAGAGAATGAAGTCAAAAATCCATTTTTATATTTACCAAATATTTTCATGGATTCATCATCGTTTTCATCAAACTGAGGTTTGAACAAAAGTTTCTTGGAATCATGATCTACCCAAGTCCTCAATGATCGGGCAATTGGAACTCCCCAATAATTGTGACTCCAGGGAATCATCGGATTCTTTTTGAAGTTTTTGAGATCCCATCCATCCTGCCGGATAATGTCTTTATCCCTGTCTTCATCCTCAGTAGACGCTACAGCAACAAAAGTCTTGGCAGTATCATCTAACTGCTCAATCTTCTCTACTGTATAGTCCATTGCCTTAACCGGATCACCGTCTTTTAAAATCGGACGACCATCTTTTGCTAAAATGTCATAGGCCATAATTTTACTCCTTTACTATTGTACAATCACAAGATAGGTTTAATATTTCATTCGGAAATCTTATACGTGTTTTACCCAATTGGAAAATACCATCAGAAGTTAATTCTTTTAATTTGCCTTTATGTCCACATTCATTAGAATTAATTACCCAAAGGAGTTTGCTTTTCTTTTCTGTCAGTATTAACCATTTGGCATAATTAATACACGCTTTAGACAAGGAGTTTGTAATCTTTGAAAGTCTTGGATTGGATGCTAATTGATTAACGAAATAAATTTTCCATTCCTGTTCTTTCCATTTTGGATTTTTAAATAATGTGTTCTTATACTCGTCTACCACCTTGTCCACCATTGGAGTAATCCAATCTTCCATATCCACAATGTCTGCTGAGATTGTTTTTTCTCCTAAGTATTCAAGCATATGAACGACCATACCTACCGTTATATCCGCAAAGGTTGTTCTAAGTACATTGTCTATATCATCAATATCTGCTATTGAAATATTTTCTTCAATATAGCCATAGACTATATTTCTTACTTCATCGCAAAGGAATTTAAAATAACCGTTATTCAATGATCTATCATCCGTAGGGTTATCATCCCTATCATCAGATCCATCAGGATTAACGTGAGAATCAGGTTCATCATCTCCTTCATCATCCTCTGGATCTGAGCCTACTTGATCGCCTACCGCTTGTGCTGCTGCTAATTGAGAATCAATAATTTCATCTACTCGATCTAATGGAATCATATCTTTTGAAATAAAAATACGATCTCCACCATCAACAGAATCAAGTAAATGCGTTTTCTCTCTAAATTCATTTATAGTTATAGTTGGCGTACCAACGTGAATTCGACCTTCTTGAACTTCAATTAAACGATCTCTTGGAATTGGATTCTGATGTTTAATTGCAATATCGACATTATAAGTAGATAAAATACCTTCTGTTAATTCTTCATCCCAAAGAGTTAAACGTGGCTGAATTGACTCTCTATTAAATGATATATCATTTTGAACGTCACCAGAACGATTGCCCTCAGAAAATCCTAATTTATTTTTTGGTACTCGATATGCAGCTAAAACTTTTTCTCTTGTCCATTGTGCAAGATTCAAAAATTCAAAATCACGATTTGCATATTGTAAAGGTACAGGTTTTAATCCAGTATCCAGTACTGCTACATCATGAAATGTACCTTTATATTTAGAAGTCCATCGTTGTTTAATTTCATCTGCTTTTTCTTGATCAAGAGATTCATCAGTAGTTAATGCAAAATCAATTCGTGCTGAATTTTTAAAAAAATCTCTTTCATAAACTTCAATATATGAATCAATATCCTGTGCATAAGCCTGTGCTTGAATTGGACTTGCACCGATATAAGGATTTGTAGGGTGAACATAATTAATAACAATTAGTTCATTAATATTAAATTTAAGAGTTTTCGATGCTCCAATTCTAAACTCATATACAACAGTAGGTCTAATAAAATTATCAGAGACTTCACACTTCACAAAATCGTTCATGTTCAAAGGCCATAATTCCCAAACCTGACCAAGTTTATTAATTCCCTTCCAAAGTATAGCCATTCCACACATATCTAATTGGATCTGACAAAAGGATTTAATAAACCGAAAACTCATTAAATCATTAGGATGGGTAAAAGGTTTAGTATAGGAACTATACCCTTTACTTGCTGTTGTTAATTCCTCTCCGCTACTTTTTCTATAAAAAGAATAAGGAAGTGTAGATATTCTATCGGAAATCAATCCAACGCAAGAATAAGCCCATGACTTATATTCCTGTAATTGAATTCTTGGCTGAGTTTTTAAATTGACCGCACCACCTGCTTTTTCCCTTGCAATAATCGTTGATAACTGCTCATAAGATTTTTTCTTTGTTCCAAAATTGATTTCCAATGGGCCAAATTTCATAATGTTCTCCCCTAACGTTATCATACAAAAAAGTACGTTTTAACGTTACTGAAAATTCAAATAAGCATAATCTTCTAAATCAACAATGGCATTATATCCTTGTGTTAGTGGTATGAATTTAAATAACATAAAATCACCACACAGTTGGCCCTTTAGCTTTACGATATAATTGTTTGACTCCTTCTCTACAAAACCAAAGAGACATAACAATATCTGTGGTCTCAAAAAATGGATGATGTTTAAATTCTTGCCATAATTTATGCCAAGGATTCCGTTCATCCAATGCACCTAAATCCAATTGTTCATTAAAGCAAAACATCCATTCTTGATTTTCAAATTCTTTCTCGATGCTTGGCAATCCTGTTATTGGATCGGCTTTGTTACGTCCAGTTTGAAAAGGTTCAATTTTAATTCCGAATTTTTTATATTTTTCTTCACCTAATGAAGATATTAACATATCAATTAATGCTTCTTGAACACCGTTGTTTTCAGCCATATATAATTCACATCCATACTTACGATACCAACGAAGCATATATCCAGTAACATCTCCAGCCCCTCTTAATGCAACTACTTCTTGGGGTACTTTTAAACCAGATTTTTTATGAACAGCTAAACAGGACATTATTGTTCCTGGTCTTTTTAATCCGGCAAAATCAATACCACCAATAAATAACCAATTTGATTCATGTTCGATAAGTGCTTTGGGAGAGATTCCGTAATGACAACATTTAAGAAAATTAGGAAAGGTTTTATCTGAATCAGTATAAGGAATTAATCGATAACCACGATCAAAGTCTCTTGTACCTAATTCCTTATGCTTCATATCAAGATCATCAGTATTAAACTTTGTCCATACTGGAAAAAGCATTTTTCTACCAAAAGAGTCCTTATAAATAAGATTCTTTTTATCTTCTGTACAAGCCATACTCATCCATGACCAGATCGGATTTGCTTGAATCATTGAAGCTAAATCATTCTCATGCCACTTGTTCATCATTACCAATACTTCTGATTCTTGTGGAATTAAACGAGTTAACCAAATGTTTTTGAAGGTGTCTTCTATCTTAACTCTTGTGGTAGGTTCTAAAACTGCGGTTTTTAAATCTTGCGGATCATCGAATACTATTAGGTTTGCACGACCACCAATTGCTAAAGATAATACTCCGTAGGCTTCAACTGTACCATCTTTAAGCATTGCTGATCGTTTTACAATGAATCGTTGAGATCCCCAAATTGGAGTAGGTTGAACGTGAGGAGCAAGTCTTTTGAAATCATCATCTTTTGTTATGTAATCCCTGATAGCTCTACACCGTTTAACTGCTTCAGTTTCCGATACATGAACTATCTTTATTAAGATGTTGGGATTCTGAGCTATCCTATATAATAGGTATCCAGTACAGATCTGCTCAGTCTTCCCATGACCGAATGCTCCTAAGATAAGGTATTTGGTAAATCCTTTTGA